AGAGCGACAACGCTGCGGATAACGCTATCCGTGGCATGTTGACGTGGAAGGATAACTCTAACAGCCGTTACATTGCCGGTGGGTCGTACAGCTCTCTCTACGCCTGGAATCAGGGCGGTGTGCGTTACGACATCACGCCTGCCGGGTTTACTGCGGGCAGGGAAACTGCATCTGCTTACACTGGATACGGTGCGGCATCCTACGGATTTGACACTTACGGAACAGAGCGCCTAGACAATCAGACTATTCTCCCTGCTACTACCTGGTCGCTAGACAACTGGGGCGAGTACCTCGTCGGCTGCACCAGGGACGACGGCAAGGTCTACGAGTGGCAACTGAACTCTGGCACACCTGCTGCTGTGGTGGCTAACGCACCTACAAGCAACATCGCGCTCATGGTTACCGAGGAACGCTTCTTGTTCTGTTTAGGTGCCGGCGGCAATCCTCGCTTAGTGCAATGGTCCGACAAGGAAGACAACACCACCTGGACGCCATCTGCTACTAACGAGGCGGGTGACCTAGAGCTACAGACTGCCGGTGAGATCATGTGCGGAATCCGGGTTCGTGGTCAGTCACTAATCCTGACTAACATCGATGCACACATCGCAAGCTACCAGGGGCCTCCTTACGTCTACGGTATAGAGCGCGTTGGGACTTCTTGCGGGATAATCTCTCAGAAGGCAGTCGCTACAACTGACCTGGGTGCTATGTGGATGGGTCGCAGAGCATTCTTTAGCTACGCCGGTGGATCAGTATCCAAGGTGCAGTCTGACGTCTCTGACTACGTTTTCTCAGATATTAACGTCTCGCAGCAGTCTAAGGCATTCGCAGTGACGAACTCTCGCTACGGTGAGATCTGGTGGTTCTATCCGTCTGGTGCATCGAACGAGTGTGACCGCTATGTGGTCTATAACTTTGTAGAACAGACCTGGTCAATTGGGTCCCTAGCTAGAACCTCTGGAGTGGATCACGGCGCATTCCGTCACCCAATATGGGCAGACGCTGATGACAACAAGATCTACGAGCACGAGGTTGGATTATCCTACGGCAGCCTGTCACCGTTCGCTGAGAGCGGCCCTATCATGATCGGCACTGGAGACCAGATAGCCTCTGTGGTTGAGATGATCCCAGACGAGCGCACAGCCGGTGACGTTACGGCTACCTTTAAGACTAGGTTCTACCCCAATGACGTAGAGCGAGAGTACGGTCCTTACCCTATGTCCTCTCCTACTAGCCTGCGATTCACTGGAAGGCAGCTACGCATCCGTGTAGAGGGTGAGAGGCTCTCAGATTGGCGTGTAGGCATCAATCGCTTAGATATAGTGGCGGGAGGTAGGCGTTGAGTGAACAGCTCCCACAGCCCTCTGGTGGCGCTTGGCAGACGTGGGCTAATCGCCTGCTGCAACACCTGAGAAGAACTCGAAACTTGCTCGGTTACAAGATAAGCGACGAGCGGGCTACTGAGGACGGCCTGATCATGTGGGACACGACCTACCAGTGGCCTACTGTTTCAAAAAACGGAGTTTGGAGACAGATAGTCTTAGCGGACGGTGAGGCCAACTTTGTCAAAACGACTAGCGTCACCGCTGCGGCTGCTGATACTGCCTATCCAATCACGTTTGATACGCCTGTAGGCAATCATGGTATTAGCCAGGGAACGCCTGCCTCTAGAATCGTGTTTGAGGAGGGTGGTCATTATTCTTTATCATTCAGCGCACAGATAGCATCTACTTCAGGCAGCACTGTTGATTTTTGGTTCTGGCCTGTAATTAACGGTGTAGTAATTGACGGCAGCTACTCTATCAAGGCCACTCTTCACCAGAACCATGCGACCACTGTGGTGTCTCGCACGTCAAACTTTGATATTACTGCTAACGACTATTTAGAAGTGTACTGGGCTGTAAGTAGCACAAACGGATCTCTTGCGGTTCAGCCCGCTACGGCATTTGCACCGAGCACCCCTTCCGTAACTTTAGCTATAACGAGGCTACATGGTTGACGAGTTTGTTAGATGCTCTAAGTGGATTGAGGACGCACTAGCCTATGGCGGTGGCACTCACGACCTACAGGACGTATTTGATGGTATACTTGAGGGGAAAATGCAGCTCTGGCCTGCAGAGCGCGGCTGTATTGTTACGGAGATAGCGATATTCCCAAGGAAGCGCGTTCTACATATATTCCTCGCAGGCGGGGAGCTAGACCAGATAACAGACATGCACGAGGACGTCACAGCGTGGGCCAAGTCACAGAACTGCAGCGCACTGACACTCTCGGGCAGACCGGGATGGAAGAAGGCGCTAGCACCGTTCGGGTGGTCGCCTACACTACTGACACTAAGTAAGGAAATTTGATATGAGCGGTGGAAAAGGCGGTTCAACTACAAGCAAAGTCGATATTCCACAATGGATGGAAGATGCGGCTAGGGCAAACCTTGAGCAAGGTAAGGAAGTAAGCNAGATTGGCTACACTCCCTACTACGGCCCAGACGTTGCGGCATTTAACCCAACTCAAGTAGCTAACATGCAATCAACTAATGACTTTGCCTCAACTTTTGGCTTAGGTCCTCAAGTGGANGTTGCTGCATCACTGCCNCAGGCGACTACTTATGATAACGGCATACAAGGCCTGTCATCTGGTGGATTGTACGATCAAGCCGTAGCAGAGCTTGCTGCGCGTCGTCCNGNTCAGGCTGCTCTTATTAATAAGCAGTTCATTGACCCATACGGATCAGCGCAGTCAGTAAATGCTGATTATAACCCTAGTGAGTTTAATGTTAACGCCTACATGAACGCACCAGGCAACAAAGATATCTTGCAAGATTATTACGCAAACAGAGACGCTTTAATTGCGGGCGGTGACCCGGCATTCAGAACACCTGAAGGCTTTGCTAGACGTCATTATGAGACANNCGGAAGATTTGAGAACCGACCTTTAGGTTAGCGGGAGTAGGTTATGGCAGGCGCAACTGGCGGCNTACAAGCTGCACTGAATAGACGAAACCAAACACCTACTATGGTTCAGGCTAACACGCCTCAAGCTATACAGCAGTTTGGCAACCCTGTAGTAGATGGGGCGGGTAGTGCTGCCCAAACGATAATGAAGGCTGTCGGTCAAGGCGCTGCAGGTCAAGCGGCTGCAATGAACTACAACCCGATAAATATTCAAGCGGCTCAGATTGGCTCGCAAGGATATAACGCTGCTCAAGCAGCTGCTCAAACAGCAGGGTCTCAAGGCTACACGGCAGGCGGCTACACTGCGGCAGACGCAGCAGCTCAGCAGGCCACAGCTCAAAATGCAGCGACCTACACCGCAGGCTCACAAGGCTATAACGCAACCCAGGGAGCAGCACAACAGGCTGCTGTTTCACAAGCGGGTTCTCAAGGCTATAACGCAGCGCAGGCCGGGACGTCTGGATATGATGCTGCCCGAACAGCCGCAGAGAGAGCGACAGCTCAAGGCTATAACGCTACAGCGGCAACCTCTCAAGGATACGAGGCTCAACGAGCAGCAGCGGAGCGAGCAGCAGCAGAGCGAGCCACAGCGCAAGGTTATGAAGCTCAGAAAGCGGCAGCAGAAAGGGCGTCGGCTGAAGGCTATGGCGCAGAGCGTATTGCAGGCGTTGGTCCTGTCACAGCAGATCGTGTCACCGCAGGACAACTAGCGGGAACTAATCTAGATCCTTACTTTAATCCCTACGAGAACCAGGTAGTACAGCAGTCTCTATCAGACCTAGAGCGTCAACGATTGATGCAACAGAATATAGGCGGTGCTCAGGCTCAGGCGGCGGGTGCGTTTGGTGGATCACGCCAGGGTATTGCAGAGGCAGAGACTAATCGAGCGTTTGCAGAGCAGGCAGCTCGTACGGCGTCTGGATTGCGACAACAAGGCTTCACACAGGCTCAGCAGGCAGCGCAGCAAGATATCGCTACACGCATGCAGGCAGGACTCGCCAATCAAGCCACAGGACTACAGGCGGCTACCACAACGGCTAACTTAGGTCAGCAGGCGCAAATGGCTAATCAAGCTGCAGGCAACCAAGCAGCTCAATTTGGCGCTCAAGCAAGAAACGTGGCGGGCCTACAAAACGCGCAGCTAGGCACTCAAACTAATCTTGCTAATATGGCAGCGGCCAACCAGGCTGCTCAGTTTGGGGCACAAGCACAGAACGTGGCCGGTTTGCAAAACGCTCAACTGGGCACNCANGCTGCTATGCAAAATGCTCAGCTCGGCACTCANGCTAANTTGGCAAATCAAAATGCTCTTAACCAAGCGGCACAATTTGGTGCTGCTGCGTCTAATCAAGCTGCTTTGCAAAATGCTGCGGCTCAGAACGCTGCCTCACA